CGCTGCGCGCTGTCGGTGAGGCCGTCAACCGCTGCCTCTCGTGCCCTCTGCACTAGTTGTGCTGCGCTGTACCTGATCATGTGAGTGCCACCTCGACGTGCTGCGGGAGCGCCGTGTCGGGAGCGGACCACACCTTGGTGATGATGACGGTAACCCGGCGGCCGTCTGGGAGAGCGACCTTGCTGCCTACCTTGTAGGTGTCGGCGTGAGATATGTCAGGGTCATGGATAGTCGACTCTGACACAACCTCTTTGGCTGCTGCGTCTCGTACTAGCCGGCGCTTGTTGTCCACCATGACGCCGGTATCGGTGTCCGGGGAGTAGGTGACGGGGTCCGCGTAACTTGCGCCCATGCCGCCTGAGCCTTGGTAGGTCTCGACGGTTACCGAATGACTACAAAACTCTGCGAAGTCGTTCACCCTGTCACCACCGGTCCGCCGCTGGTGAGGTCGGCTGCCGAGAGGATTCCGAGTGCGTCTGGTGTGAGGTAGCGGGCTGCCGTGGCGCGCGCTTCGATCGACGATGCATAGACGGCGTACTGGATAGTAGCGCCGCCGAAGCCTTTGCTTGCCACGAGTCCGCCGGTGTCGGCGGCCCCTTTGGCGGGGTCGATTGATAGCGCGGACCAGGTACTCACCTGACTGCACACGGCGTCTCGCATGACCCCGGCGATGGCGGTCGAGACGGGCAGGCCGGTAGCGTCTGTGGAGTAGATGGCGGTCATGGTTGCTCGGTACACGAGACGAGAGGCGAAGCCGATGAGGCGGTTAGCGTCCGGCTCTGTGAGGCCTGCGATGGACCATGGTGCCGCGGCGAGTTCTGCCGGTGTGGCGTAGTTCGGTGTCATGGCTATTCCTCCGGGTCGAGCGTGCTTGGGGCGAAGCCGATAGGCGGGCGGGTGCTGTCACTGCGCTCTGTGGAAGCGTAGGTTTCCGTCTCGCGGGTCTCTGTATCGGCGTTTCTGGTTGAGGCCCTGCCGATATCCATAGTGAGGGAGAGTCTGATACGCATGAATTCGGCCTGCCTCCTGTCCCAGCGGGGGACGATGGGTGTCCCGGCGGGGGACAGTAGGTGTCCCACGCTGGGACAGTGTGCCGCTGCGCCGGCCCGAGCCCCCGCGGGTGAGGCGAGGAACCGGGCCGGTCGTTTGGGGTGCGAGGTGCTGCTACTCGCTGGTGACAACCGCTGTGACAGCGGCGGCGATGTCCTTCTTGGTGTCTGCGTCGCCGAGGTCAATGCCGTACTCTGCCGCGTATGCGACGAGTTCGTCCTTGTTCATCTTGGCAACCGGCTTATCTGCGGTCTCGCCGCGGTCAATGGTGTAGCCCTTGCGGTCGAAGTAGAGCAGCGCCCCTTCGATGGTCGACTCTGCAACTCCATCGGTGAACGCAACGCCGACGATACTGCCGTTGAAACCCTTGACGGGTGAAGTGATGGTAGCCACGTGCGGCCTCCTTTTTGGTGTGCGCCGGTCCGAGCCACCGCGGGTGAGGCGATAGCCCGGACCGGTCGTCATTGGGGTGAGGCGCGACTACTCGCTGGTAGCGTCTGCGTCCTCGTCCGAGGTCGTGACCTCCGGCGTCTCCACCGGTTCGGTCGCTGCTGCGGCCTGCGCTGCCGTGATGGCTGCGAAGATCTCGCCGTTCGTCTTTGCGTCTCCGAGGTCGATGTCATTCGCTTTGGCGAACGCCTTGAATTCCTTCTTGGTCGACTTGTCGGTGATGGCCCCCGGCACGGCCGAAGCCCCAGCCGCGATGGCTGAGGGCTCCGACTGCTCATAGTGCCGGTGGAGCAACATGCCCACGCTTAGACCGAGGCGGTCTCGATGACGCAGACGCCCTTGTCGTCAAGGCGCTTCACCGCGTAGTGCAGCGTAGTCGCGACGACCGTGCTGGACTTCAGGATGTCGCGGTCCTGCTCGACGATCGGGCGTTGCTTCCAGATGACACCGAGTGCATCGCGCTTGACGATGAGCGAGCGGCGAGCGGCCAGGCGGTTCGTCTTGAAAACGTCCATGCCTGCGACCTTGCCGAGGTACCCACGCAGCACGATGTCGTTGCCGGTGTTCATCTGCGATGCCGCAATGAACTGGTCGTCCTTGTAGAGGTCGCCCATCTGATCGGTACGCACGTAGAACACGGCGTCCTCTGGGTCGAAGTCATCACCGAATTCCGTGATAGAGTCCACGATCGCATCGTAGGTGAGGACCGTGTTGCCCGACGTGAGGATGTTCGACAGGGGTGCCGAGTCTCCCACGATGGAGCCGTCCGGCTTGGTGATCCCGTCCGTGACGGTAACACCTGCCACGGTAATCAGGTCGCCGTCAACCTTGCGAGCGGCGAGCACACCGAACTGGCGGATGGCCTCGTCCTGTGCATTGCCGCTGCCGGTCAACTTGGCCTTGTCGAGGATCTCGACTGCCTTTCCTGCGGACTTGATGGTCGCCTTGGTGGACGATTGGCCCATTGCCTCGGGAACCATAGGGGTGCCCTCGGTGAGGTCTGACAGTTCGCCAAGCGCGTCCCACTCGGGGAACTCCGCCGCGTTGCCGGGCTGGCCAACGAGGATATCGGACGACTGTGAGTTGTTTGCAACAACCACCGCGCCCTTGAACTTTGCTTGGGCGAGGTCTTCCCAGACTTCTGGCGCGTAAAGCGCGTTGGATGAAGTAACGGTCATGATGTGACTACTTTCTACGGCCTACTGTCGGCCGGTGAGTTTGCGGTACAGGATGGGGTCAGAGTTGAACAGTTCGTTACGCTCGCCTGGTGACATGCGGTCGAACTGCTCCTGTGTGGCGTCGCCTTCCCCGGTCCCGCCGGGGTGATCTGCCGTGCTCGAGCCAGCCGCCGGGGCTGATCGAAGAGATGGATTTGCGGCAACGGCGGCCTTGGCGGCTTCCGTGACCTTGGTACTAAAGTCCTCGGCCCGTGGGTCGAGTTCCGCAACCTTCGTCATGAAGGCGCGGGAGTCTGTGAGTGAGGTGGGGCTACCGCCGTGCTCCTTGGCTGCGCGGTAAACGGCCAGTTCGATCGCTGCCGTCTTCTCTGACTGCTGCGATGCGGTGAGGCTACTGGTGAGGTCCTCTACGGAGGGCGCGTTGTTTTCACCTTCTGGTACCTCGATGCCGGCCGCCTTGGCTAGCGCGACGATTGCGTCACGCTGCCCCTTCTCTGCGGCCGTTGCTTTGGTGCGCTTCTCGGCGCTCTCGGTGCGAAGGCCCTTGATCATGTCCTGCACGCCCTGTGGTAACGAGGCAACCTCGCCGTCCCACTCTTTGGCGTCCGTCTTGGTGCCGGTATCGGTAGACGGAGGGCCAGGCTTGGGTGCCTTAACGTCAGCGTCAGCGTCTGTGCTCTTTGCTGCGGCTGCGGCTGCGGCGGGGTCTGCGGCGGGGTCAGCGTTGCCGCCACCGCCACTCTCGCCCGCGTCATTTAGTAGGATACGGCCGGTTGCTGCTAGTAACTTCCACTTCGGAACGAACATTGTTAACCCTCCCGGGGTCTGTTGGTGTGGCACCCTCCAGGGGTGACAGTGCTACGCCCGGCGGTTGCCGAGGTTGATTTGTTCACGGTTGCGCTTGCGCGGCAACCCGGTGGTCTGTACGTGCTCCCGGATACGCCCTTGGAGTGCAGATATCTTGGTGTTGTCCCCGTCGGCTGCGATGGCCGCCCGGGTCTTCGCTGCGCGCACCTGGCGCTCTAACGATCTGAGGTCCGAGCGTTCCTTCTCCGCCTTAGGGTCGTAGGTGGTGGAGTCTGCTGCGGTTGATAGGCCGGGCATGTATGCCACCGCGCGGCAACGACAGTTTGGGTGCCTCCACCCGGCGCTCTTGGCGTCATTGAGAGTGCCCGCGACGCGCACCGTTGTGGTGCGGTCCTCGGTGGCATGCTCGACGTCGATGCGGCCGGTTGGTCCGCCGTCGGTGCGAAGAATCTTGCCGGCCCAGCGGTAGCACTCCTTGCATGCGCCATTGCCGACTATGACACTCACGAGGTTGATGCCGTGTTCCTGCATCTGCTCGACAGCGGCGTCGTCATAGGCCCGGCGGCTTGCCGTGCGGGTAGCCATTTCGGTGTACGAGGAGAGGCCCCATTCGCGCCCGGCGGTGTCCTGGAAACCCGTGACGCCGCCGTCGAGTAGCGCGTTCCATGCCTGCTGCTGCGCCTGCCGGCCGGTTGCCTGTCCGAGAGGGACGTTGACGGCGGTGCGGCCGATAGTGCTGCGGTAGATATCGTTTGGGAATCGCAGCACACGCAGGGTCACATCGTCCATGGCGCTCGACAGGTCGGCCGTCATGACCTGTGCTGCCGCGGTGGACGAGCGTGTGCCCTTGGTGAGGTCCTTGACGCCAGCCATAGCGGACATTTCCTTTATGGCCGCCGATGAGCCCCACTCTGCTGCCGTGTCCATGATGGACGCGATCGCTTCCGGGTAGGCCTCTCGTAGCGAGTTCACCACCTTGACGGTCTCAACCCGTAGGTCGCGCAGGTTGAGCGCTTCCTCTGGACCCTTGCCTAGCGCGATGCCGGCGCGAGCCTGCACCGCGAGGGCGGATAGCAGTCTGCCCTCCGCCTCGCTGAACATGTCGACTAGGTCGGCGACTAGGCCGTCGAGGTTGTCTCTGTCGTCGGGCACCCACGTGGCCATGTGACTAGCCCCCTATGCTGAATGGATCTGTGACCGTGCCGTCCTCCGATAGGATCGCCGTCACCTCTTCGTCTATGCGCGGCTCGTCCCACTGCGGGTGCAGAATTTGAAGGCGCGTTCTGACCGATGCCGACTTTGCGCGGTAGAGCGTCTCGACTGTGGTAGCGATTGTCAGCATCGAGTCCTGAACGTTGTCGCCGAATTCCACTGTGACCTTGGCGTCGGTGATGAGGCCGGTGGTGCCGAAGATCGCGGCGTCGATGGATAGCATCTTGGTGAGCAACCGACTGACAGCGGGACGCTCGATGCGGATTTTGCGGCCGCGTGTGAGGAACGACTTACGCTCTCGTGCCTGCACCTCTGTTGCCGTCATAGCGACACCGTCGCCGCCTACCCCGAAAGTGCTTGGAGAGTAGCCGGCGGTGTTGAGGATATGAACCAGAATGTCGTTGCATGTGCGCTCGTGCTCGTCGACGCGTATCTCGAACTGCTGCGCAACGATTTGCGTGCCTGCCGTCTCTCCCTGCATGATGTTTAACGCGTCGTACACGGTGCGGTCAAGATCGAAGTCTGCGCCTAGTCCCGGCCCGTTGTCGCGCATGTAATCGTAGGGGACCATGACGCGGCCCTTGCCGATGCGGATGTCACGCATCCAAGATGAGAACGCTTCGTCCAAATTGTCCATGAGGCCCTCGACGCCGTCATAGTCTGAGCGTCCTAGGTGCTGCCCGATGGGGTCGAACCGCCACTCTCCGCGCTGCGGCGTTTGATTGGCGACATATGCCACGCATAGTCCTGGCGTGCGGCCGTCGCGCACCGCGCCGTTCTCGTCCACCACCTCTGCGAGGTGAGCGGTGGAGGGGTGCTCGGTGAGCGGGCGTACCATACCCAGGCTGTCAGCGCCGCCCTCGTAGAGGCCATGAATGATGAGTCCGTTTCCGGCGGTGTCGAGTTCATGGCGCTCGAGGTGACGCGTGTAGCGCTGCCCGCTGATGTCCACCGTGAACCAGAGCGTGACTGCGACCAGGCGGCCGTAGCGGAATTCCGGGACGGCGCTCTCCGGGTTGATAGTCGTGATGAAAGGGGTGCCTAGCAGGGCCCTGTCCCATGTCACGCGGTGGTAGCGGCCGCCGAGGGCTGCTCCGATTTCCGCGCCGGCCGAGAGTTCCCTGTGGAAGTCCTCTGAGTAGGCGTCTAGGCTCGTTTGGTTGTCGCCTTCCGAGCAGGTGAACACTGGCGGCTCTGAGTAGAGCAGGTTCGATGAGCCCGTGGCGATGTCGCTTGCGACGGGTATGTGAGCCTGCTCTGCCGTGTCAGATTTCTGAGAGGTA